CTCGGTACTGACGGTCGGCTCGCCACCGGTCAACGGTGGCCAGTGTCCACACATCGGAGCGCCCGAAGTGTGCATCAGGCGGCGGCAACCGGTGTTTGGTCCGGTACTTCCGGATCGTCTGGCGTTCGAGCCCGCACCGTTCGGCGAACCCGTCGACCGTGACGAACGGCCCGAGATCACCGATACCGGTCGCTCGGCTGATGCCCTCGAGCAGGTAGCTGACCGGTACGACCAGGTGGATATGGAACAGGCCGACATGGGCCGAGATCTTGACCATGTCGACACCGTTGACCGGGTCGGCGTGGCTGGTGGTAATGCCCCCGACCTCGCCACCGACGGGTAGAGAATGAATGTGTGTCGCTCCGGCCATCAGAACCCCCTGAGCAGTCGGTTTTGGCGTTTCTGGAACTCTGAGCCCTCGCGTGCCCCGATTTCGGCGGTCAGCAGCTCCCACTTCTCACGTGCTGCGCTCCGGGCCGGGGTCAGCACTGTCCGATCCTTAGACACCGCGAGGGCTTCTAGGGCCTCTGTGCGCAGCTGAGCGTTCGTCATCTCGGTCGGGTCGGTCATAGTTGGTAGATCTCCGGGAGCGAGGCGGACAGAGTGAGGGGCCCGTACCGGCCGTCACCGAACAGGAACGCGTCGGAACCCATCCGGTCGGTCGTGCTGATGTTCCGCCACTTGGCGATCACCCAGAAGTCGCCGAACATGACGACACGGGGAGCGCCTCGCTGGCTCGGGCCGACCGACCAGCCTCGATTCTTGATGTGCTTCTCAGCTGCCCGCATCGCGGTAAACGGGTTGTCGTCTTCGTCCTGATGGAAGGTGATCGGTAGGCCTGTTTCGAGTGTCATGGCGTCTCGTTTCTGGTGAGGGCGCGGCCGAGCGCTCGAACGAACTCGGTGAGCACAACGGCGGTGTGGTCATTGCGGTATCGGGGGTCGATGTAGTTGCATTCGACGTACCCGTAATCCACGCTGGCAAGATCGTTGGGCAGCGCACGGAGCTTGCCGTAGTTCCAGGCGATGGCGTACCGGCCGCCGAAGTCGACTGGGTGTGTGCGTTCCTGGTCGATGACCACGACCGCGTAGCGGGTGGCGTCGCCAGGGCTGAAAACTGTGGTGGTGAATCCACGGTCCTGGAGTTGATCAACGGCACCGTTGGCCGCTTCGATGATCCTGGCCATGTCGAGCGTGGCCCGGATTTCTTCTACTCGGGCTTTGATCATGACGCCATCGCATTCTCTAGCCGTGTCCGCAGCTGGGCGTTGGTTTGGTGCAGGTCGTAGATCTGTCCGTGGCGGGTGTGCAGATTCTTGATGTCGGACAGGCAATCGTGTAGATAACGGGCCTCACGTGGTGAGACCGTGATTGTGATCGAATCGCTCATGACGCGAGCTCGGAGAGGACTCGGCGGGCGTTGTCGACGGCGTAGTCGATGGTGCCGTACATCTCGGTGATGTCGATCGGCTCACCGTCGATCTCTTGGTTGTCGAGTTCGATGAGGAACACGGTCTGACGGCGGATCGCCTGTTCTGCCCGCTGGTGGCTGGAGGCGTTGGCGTATGAGTTGGTGGTGGCGGCGATGCCGTCGAGTAGGTGGTCGACGTAGGTGGTCACGCTGCCACCTCATCGACGATTGCTGTGAAGTACTCGACGCCTGGTGCAGCGTTGCGAGCGAGCGACTGTGCGATCTCGGCCACTCGGTCGTAGTCGTTGCCTGAGATGGTGGTGATCTGGTTGGCGCCTCCTGCCCTGACGTAGACGGCGTATCGGTTCGGCGTGTGGCTCATCAGTGTCTCCTTGGCTGTCTGCTGCTACAGCAACCAGTATACACGCCACCCAACCCGAGTCAACACTACGGGGGACTTTCTTTGTGGTTGGGGCCCGAATGCTACGATGCGGTCGACAACCGAACCGCAGAACCCGAGACCGGAGAGCACGTCATGGGAGTCCCCTGCTACGCAAACGTGGCCGCTGTGCGCGCCGCTTTAGACGTCGCGGCAACACCACAAGCAGACCGCGACATCGCCAGGGCGATCGATGACGCATCCCGTGCGATCGAGGGCCAGTGCAACGGCCGCCGCTTCTACCCGGTAGCAGAAACCCGGACGATGGATTGGCCCGACCTCGCTGGCGTCAACGTCCACTCCCGGCGCCTGTGGCTCGACGCCAACGAGGCGATCAGCATCTCGACCCTGACCGTCGACGACGTGGCGATTACCGACTACCGGCTCCACCACAAAGCCGACAACGGGGACGCCTACCGTCAGATCGAGATGAACCAGTCTGGCTCATCGAACTTCTCGGGGTCGACGAACGACTACCAGGACCCGATCTCGATCGCTGGCGTGTTCGGCTTCACGAACACTTTGGGGATCTCTGGCACGCTCGGCGTGGCTGTAGCGACCACCACAGAGACAAGCGTCACCATCTCCGACGGGTCGCGGATCAATGTTGGCGACGCCATCAAGATCGACGACGAGTACATGATCGTCACCGACGTCTCATGGGTCGACACCACCGAAACGTTGGCCGCCGCCCTCGACATCGACTCTGACGATCCCACCATCGCTGTGGCCGATGGCAGCACGTACACCAAGGGCGAGCGGCTCCTCATCGGCACCGAACGCCTGGAAATCGTCGACATCGTGGCCAACAACCTGATCGTGGCCCGCGCCGTGGACGCATCGACCCTGTCCGCCCACTCGATCGGAGCGGAGATCTACGCCGACCGGGGCCGCACCGTCGAGCGGGGAGCGCTCGGCACCACCGCTCAAACCCATCCCAGCATCGCCAGCACCGTCTCCTACAACGTCCCACCGGCCGCTGTCAGCTCGCTGTGCATCGCCGAAGCCGAAGTGCTGTTGGCCCAGGAACGATCGGGGTACGCCCGCACCATCGGCAGCGGTGACGCCGAGCGGGAGGCCAGGGGCGCAGGCCTCAAAGAGAAGCGGGACACTGTGCGCCGTCGATACAAGCTCAAGGGCATGGTCTACGCCACCGGGAGCCCGCTGGTATGACCGTCAATTTTCGGGGCCCACTGTTCGACGGATCCGCTGAGTGGATGCTCACCCACGGGATCGAGCAGGCCCGCTTGGAGTTCGCTCAACAAGCGCAGGACGCGGTCGAGCTGGAGGGCCTCCAGTTCAAGAACCCGACCGGGCGTTTCATGTCGCTCGTCCACATCGTCAACGAGGCGTTTATCTCAAGGATCCGGCCGGGCATTCTGCCGTACGTCCGTTGGTTGGAGGGCACAAGCCGCCGCAACCAGACCACCCGCTTCAAGGGATATCACCTGTTCCGCAACGCCCGCACCCGAGTGGAGTCTCGAGCGGTTCAGGTGTTCGAGTTCCACCTTGAGCCGGTCATACGCAGGATCAACGGCCGATGACCGCCAGCGTTCAGCACGCCCGAGTCATCCGCAAGAAGCTCCTCGACCGATGCCGGTCCGCTGGTGTGGCCACGGTGCAGGGGTTCGAGCCAGCGTCGGCACCGATCGCCGACAAGAAGGTGTTTTGTGCTGTGGTGAACGGGCCAGGCCGGACCGTGCCGCAAGGGTCGACCCTCTCCGGCACCAGCGTTTGGCAGTCGTACATCATCTACCTCTACCTCAAACTCCCGATCGGCCAGGATCAGAAAGAATCGTTGATTGATCCGAAGGTGTCCGACGCCCGCGACACCCTTCTAGATGTGATCCATAACCCGATCAACTACGGGAACCAGGTCGAGCTTGACCCGCTCGGCGCGTACGGTGAGCCGATCAGGTGGGCGCCCGGCTATTTCGAGCAAGAAGGCACGAAATATCGTGCTGAGACGATCACTCCGGGGTTCATCGCCTGGAACGTATGGGACCAAGTGAGGACCTGATATGACAATCACCAGCGGTGTCGGCGGCAGGTTCTTCCTCGACGCCATCGACCTATCCGGCAACGTCGGAATGTTGACACGGATGTTGATGGAGGCCGGGCAGCAGAACACCACCACGGTCCAGGACGAAGGGATCGCCCGCACCCCGACTCTCCGTCACGGCGCGATGGACTGGCGCGGCTACTTCGACGACGATGCGGATGCTGGCGGCCCGCACGCTGCGCTGTCTTCGCTGCCGACCACCGACCGGCAGGCCTCCTACTTCCACCGGGCCACGCTCGGCGCGCCAGCGTGGGCCATGATCGCCAAGCAGGCCAGCCACGCCCTCGACCGGTCGAGCAGTGGTGAGCTTCATGTCGATGTGGCCACCGTGGCCAACGGGTTCGGGCTCGAACTCGGGCACTCGTTGACCGCTGGCAAGCAGAACAGCACGGGCGCGGAGAACCTCACCGGGTTCGACGACACCGAAGTGGCGGCTGATACCAATTTCGGGTTGCAGGCGTTCCTGCACGTCTTCGCGTTCACCGGCACATCGGTTGATATCCAAATTCAGGATTCCGATGATGACGGCTCTGTCGATCCCTACGTTGACCTCACCGGCGGGTCGTTCACCACGGTCACCGCCGTGGGTACCGAACGCATCGCCACGGGCCGCACCCAGGCTGTGAAGCGTTGGCTGAGGGTTGAGCTCGCGGGCACTTACTCGAACCTGGATTTCGCGGTGGTCGTCGTGAGGAATCCGGTAGCGGTGCAGTTCTGATGCGCACCACCCGCACCGCCAACGCCAAGGTCCGAGATGGCGGCTGGCAGACGTTCTCCACGGTGGCACCACCCAAGCTCCATTGGGCTACCGCCACCTGCGCCAAAGTGAACTGCCCGAAGCTCGAGCGCGGGTGGGATGTCCGCATCGACGAGTCGATGACGCTCGGCCGATTGTGCGCCGACTACATCCGCCGGGTCACGAACCGGCGCGGTTGGGTAGAGGCCAAAGACCCTTCTGGGGTCACAACGTTCACGTTCCAACCGGGCACGCCATGCTTTCAGGATCACCGCGACGGGCGCGCTCAGGGCGTGTTTCAGGTGCCGCCCCATAAGCGGAAGGTGGTCGGGGCACCGTCGCTCTACATCGTGTCTGACGGCAACGCTGGCGCTGTCTCCAAACAGCTCACGACAACGGGTCGTCCGGCGTCGCTGATCCGCCAGCACACTAGGGGCGCTGATTGGGTGGAACACCTCGCCGAATCGTGGAACAACATGGCCGACGCGGTCAACAACTAGCAGAGGAGCAAGGTAAATGACCATCGAATCAGGATCAGGTTGGGACTCGTTCGCAGTCGACGATGCGGGCGGGGTGCAGCGTGAATTGGATGCGCATATCACTCAGGCCAACATGGCCACGACCAAGGGCATCCAGGACATCACGACTCTGAGCCTCTCGGCTCGGGCGACGTTGCAGCTCCTCGCCGATCAGCAGGACACCTTCACCACACTGTTCGATGATGCCACCAACGTGTCGTTTGATGTGCTGAAGACTGTTGGCTCTACCAGCGTGCCGCGGACGTTCACCCGCTCCCATTCGGGGCAGATCCTCGCTACTGAGATGAACATCTCAAACGTGACGTGGGGTCGTACCCAGTCGGCCGAGCTGACGGCTCAGGTCACAGCGGTCCTTCAGGACGGCACCCTGCCGACCTGGACGACCTAAATCCGAGCAACAACCAACACATAGGAGACACAGCAATGGCATACGAAATCGGGTCCCGCGTTGTACGCGTCCGGCTCCGCAACACCGAGTTCGACGGCGCCGACGCGCGAGCCGAATCGACTTCGGTCGAAGAGTATTTCGCGATCCGGGGCAAGGGCGATCAGGTGCTGATCGACGCGTTCGGTGAGCACCTGCTCGATTGGACGCTCACACTGAACGGGGAGCCGCTCCCGGCCACAGTCGAAAGCCTCCAGATGGTCGACTCGTCGCTCGCTCTGTCGCTCGCCATCGGCTGGCTTGAGGGCATCACCAAGGTGTCCAAAGACATCCCGATCAGTCAGGCCGCTTTGGCCAACCTTGGGTTGGCTGATGACGCCGAGCCGGTGGGAAACGGCGCGGTCCAGATGGGGGCGCTTTAACGGGCGCGGAGGCGAGATTAGTGGACTCGGTGATGCGGAGCTACAGCTACACGCTCGCCGAGTTGATGGAAGCGGATGCGATGGTGCTCGGTCTCCAAGAGGCCGCCCGAGTGGGATAGGCGAGCGTGGCCAACGAAATCGAGATTGTTGTAACAACGAAATACGAGCCTGGCCAAGGGCTCGCTCAGGCCGCGCAACGTACCCGATCCGAAGCCACACAAATCGCTGCCGACATCGAACGCATATTCGATCGGTCGGCAGCGAGTGTGGCGTCGGCGTTCGACAGCACAGCATCGAAGATCAACGCCGATCTCAAGGGCATCAAAGATCAGGATGTCACGGTCGATATCAACGTCGACGACCAGAAGATCCGCAAGGCTGAAGGCGACATCAGGGACCTCGACTCGATCCCTCCGCCGACGATCACACCCGACGCCAACGCGAAACCAGCGGTCGACAAGATCCAGGACACCCTGGGCAACATCGACGTGTCGAACGTCTCCGGGCAGATCGTCGACCAGCTCGGATCGAAGCTGTCGGCTGGTGGCCCGCTCGGAGCGGTAGCGCTCGGCGTAGGTGCCCTGTTCGCCGACAACATCGCCGACGGTTTCAACCGGGGGTTCTCGGCGGCCAACACGAACCTCAACACCCAGATCCAAACCGGGTTCGGGGCCGAACGATCATCAGCGATCGGGAAGGCAGCGGGCGACGCCTACGGGGCCGGGTTCGGCGAATCAGCGGGCGCCGCTCTCGACGCCTCGATCATCCTGGAACGACGGCTCGGCGACCTCGACCCGTCGCTCAACCTGCGGGAGGCGTCCAAGTGGGCATTGACCCTGGCCGATCAGTTCGGCATCGACATACCCCAACAGGCCGAGCTCGCGGGCCGCATGATCCAGCAGGGCCTAGCGGAGAACACCGAAGACGCCTACAACCAGATGATCGACGCCGGTCAACGGTACGGCGCGCAAACCGAAGAGGTCCTAGACGCTGTTCGTGAGTTCGGTGGTGTGTTCGACAAGCTCGGCATCTCCGGGCCCGCTGCGATACGCCTGATCGGTGACACCTACGAATCGGGTTTGACCTCCCAGGTCGAGCGGGCCGCTGAGGCCATGGAGGAGCTGAACACCCGGATCACCGATCAGGACTCGAAAGAGGCGATCGAGTCGCTCGGGCTGTCGTTCACCGACGTCCAGACCCGGATCGCGGCGGGTGGCGAAATCGCAGCGTCGGCGGTCCGTGATGTTGCTCAGGCCATCATCGAACAGAAGAACGAGGCCGAGAAGGGCGCGGCGGCCAACACGATCTTTGGTACCTCATTCGAGGTCACCGCCGATATCGACGCCTTTGCTGGTGCCATCCTGGAAGCCTCGACAGCGCAGCATGATCTAGCGGGCACCTCCCGCGAGGTAGCCGAGCTGGTGTCGGAATCCCAGACCGAGTGGGAGAAGGCCGGTCGCACGATCGAGTCGGTAGCGAAGACTGCTGGCGGTGTCGCCGCGACCGAGTTCAACAAGTACGCCGACGCGCTCGGGTCGGTGCTCGACGTCGGCGACAAGGTCGGCAACTTCTTCCAGGATTTCCAGATCGGGGCCGGGGAGGCCACCACCGCGTCGGGCGAACTGACGGGGGTGACGAAGGCCCTGGCTGATTCGTTCCCTGCTGCTACTGACGCGATGGAGGACGGGGCCGACGCGGCAGATTCGGTAAGCGACGCCACGAAGCGGGCTATTGATCCGTTCAACGAACTTGAGTCGGCAATAGACCGTGCCAAGGGCGCTCTCGACAAGTGGGCCGATGACACCGGTGAGCAAGCGATCATCTCGCTTCGGGAGTCCACGCTCGGGCTGACCGAAGCGTTCGACGAAAACACAACATCATCGTTCAGCCTCAAGGACGGGTGGGACCTCAACACCGAAGCCGGGATCAAGGGCGCCAAGGCCACTCTCGATTTCAAGGGCGAGGTGGCAGACCTCCGTCAGGCACAGCTTGACGCCAAGATTTCGTCGGGGGAGTTCACCTCCGAGCTGGCGAACGCTGAGGCCGGTCTACGTGCGGCCCTTGGCCAAACCAATCTGACTGAGGCGGCGATAGAAGCCCTGATTCAGGACATGTTGAACGTCCCGGATGTGGACCCGGAGCTGAACGCGTCGGGTGACCTGTTCGACAAGATCTCTCAAGCTCACAGCCAGTTGAACAACCTCGACGGGAAAACCGCGAGTGTGTTCATCAACACCTATGAGGTCACCTACCGGGGGACCAGCCGATTGCGTGGCTCGACCGCGGGCGGATCCGGTCAGGCCGCTGGCGGTTCCACCATCAACCAGGACCCTGGGGGGCCGTCAACGGCGGGGGTGCCGTCGCTGGTGAACGAGGGCGGTCAAGAGGCCGTGCGTCTGCCCCAGGGCGATATTGTGCCGCTCCCGGTGGGCGGGTCGGTGCTGACCGCGCCGGACACTGAGCGCTTGGTGGGTTCGAGCGGGCGCGGTGGCCCGTCGTTGGAGGTCAACGTCACAGTTATGGGGTCGGTCTGGTCGTCGCGTGACCTGGCTGAAACCATCCGGGATGAGATCTACACCGGAGGGTTCGACGGGCTCGGCGGAGTCAACAGCTAGTGGCCGCTCCATCCGTCCTATTCGTCGAATCGACGATTCAACAATCGTTCGTCAACGACCACACCCCGAACCTTCCGACCATCCGCCAGCCAGGCGAGCACCTGGTCATGTTCTTCTCGATGGGTGGCGATGGTGGCGTGGTCACCGACCCGCCGGGGTGGCAGCTCATCCACTTCAGTCAGCTGTTCAACGACGACAACGGCCAGTGGCATATCTGGATTCGAGAGGTCGACGGGACCGAAGCCGATGAGGTCACGATCGAGACGACCGGTGCGAATAAGTCGGTCACCCACATCGTGCGCCTGTCCGGGGCGCGGCAGGGCGTGGTCGAGGGCACAACGTGGGATTTCGAGTTCTCGACCACCAGCTACGGCACGAAACCGAACCCACCGAGCGCGACCGCCTCGTGGGGCGCGGCCGACAACTTGGTGATAGCTGCCGCCACGTTCGGGAACTCTGGGGCCACCGTCGTCACCTACCCGACCGGGTTCGTCAACACGACCGCGTTCACGGCGGGTCCATCCTGCGCGATCGCGACCAAAGCGCTCTCTGCTACAGCGACCGACGACCCATCGGAATACACGATCTCGGCGTCGAACACGGTCCGAGGTGGAACCCTGATCATCCGAGACGCGGCCACGGTGATAGCTGGCGCTGAGGCCGCCACGGCCACCGCCCAGGCGTCCGACGCCACTGTCGACCCGCCGACGACCGTCGCTGTCGCGGAGGCCGCTACGGCGACCGCTACAGCGTTCTGGGCGACCACCCCTGAGATACCGGTGGCGTCCGACGTCACGATCGAATGGGATTTCGACGGCGATGGCGACTTTAGCGAGGCGGTCGAGGACATCACCGACTACGTGTTGGGCGGGTCGTGCCGCCGGGGTCGCGACTTCGCCTCTCAGGTGACGGGCCGCTCGACACCGGGCGAGATGTCGATTCTGCTCCGCAACGACGACAACCGATTCAACCACTTCAACACCGATTCGCCGCTCAACACCGCCCCGAACTCGCTCAAGGGTGGCCGCCTCATCCGGGTCCGCACCTGCGATCTACCAGGCGCCGATCCTTCCGAGCTCGCGCGTGCTTCGTTCAATGGGTCCGGGCCGTTGGCCACGGCTGACACCGGTGAGACGTGGACGACCGAAACCACGGCCGGGTTCTCCGAGTTCCGTAGCGAAGCGCAAGCCGACGGGCCTCCATCACCAGCCGCCGCCGGTGGAGGCGAAGAGGACCCTGGCGCCTACACCTGGACACCGCTCGACCACTCCACGGTCGTCACTGCTGCGTTGCGGCCAGCGGATGGTGAGACGATCTCTCAGCGGGATCAGAGCGAACTGACCTACACCGCGGCGGGGACGTCGCACAACATCACCGCTCCGGCCACGATCGAGGCCGACGATCTCCTGTTCCTCGTTTGCGCCACCCAGACCAGCAGCACGGAAGGCCCGCCGGCCACACCATCCGGCTGGACCCAACGATTTACCACCGTTCAGGACTCGGGGTTCCGCCCCGAAATCACGTGTTTCTACAAGATCGCTGTCGGCAACGAGGACTCCACCTCGATCCTGCTCGATTGGGGTGCGTCGTCGGTCCGTACCCATGCGGTCATGGTCGCGTTCGATGGGGTCGACACAACCACACCGTTCGACGTCACCGAAGCGACCGAAGTCGAGGGCACCTCCAACCCGGACCCTGCGGCGATCACACCGGTGACCGGTGGGGCTTGGGTGCTCACCATCGCCGCCGCCAACGACGACGTCGGATCCACACCAGCGGTCACCATCCCCAGCGGATACACGTCGGTGTTCGATCAGACCACCGACGAACGAGCGTTCGTTATCGCCCGCCTCGCCACCGCGGTACCGTCGACCGGGACCAACCACATCGAAACAATCGACTGCGGCGAGGACGACTACTACGCCCAGGTCGTCATTCCCCGCAAGGACACCACGAACGAAGTCGGGTTGGTCTACAACTGGACCGACATCGACAACTACGGGCTGGTGTTTCTCTCTGATGGGCTGATCACCATCGCCGAGACCGTGGCCGGTGTGTACGCCGTGAAAACGTCGCAGGGCGCGGAGAACCGCGATCAGGTGGCGCTCGGTGTCGAAGTGGTCGGCACCGCCATTACCGCCTACCTCGACGGTGTCAACGAGATCGGCGCCACCTCGACGCTCACCGCCACCAGCGAGGTCGGGATCTACGGCAAGTGGTTCAGCCAGCGGCCGCCAGCGTTCACCGAGCTGCGTATCTGGGATAAGACCCGCGTCGGGTTTCTCTGCACCGGGATCGTGGCCACCATGCACGTTTCCAAGATCGAGCCGTTCATGGACCGATCCGGCCGCCAGCTCGCATCGCTCACCGCCCGTGGCGAGCTGCGAGCCCTCGAACGGCCGATATCGCCGCCGGAGTCGACCGGGCCCGATGATCTCCAGTCGGCTGGGGTGCGGGCCGGACATATGATCGGCAATACCCTCCACAAGGCTGGGCTGTTGCACCCGCCAGCCAAGATCGACGACGGCTACATAACGTTGGGGTCGGTCGGGTTCGACCGGCAACGGGCCATGAACCTGGTTCGGGCGTTCGAGGAAACCGACGGCGGTTTCGTCTACGAAACACGGGATGGGTCGGTGGCGTTCGACCAGCGCGACGCCCGTGACGGGTCCGCTGTGGTGGCCACGTTCACCGACGATCCGCTAGTGCCAGGGTTCGCGTTCGAGGTGCCACGGCAGCGGTCGTGGGAGGGCGACGTCATCAACCGGGTCCGCTCCGAGATCTCGCCGTCGTTGCCTCGCCAGCTCCACGACACCGATTTCAACGTGACCAGCTTGGCCGCCACGAACGATGTGGCCATAACCATTCCCGCCGCCGGTACCGGTGATTCAGAGCCCGCCGCGGGGGATCTGATGATCGTGGTGGTCGCCTCGACCGTCAACGCCGACGGTGTGTTCTGGCTGAACCCACCTGGTTGGACGAACCTCCGCCCGCTCACCGACGAGTTGGGCACGAGGGTCTACGCCAAGAAACTGACCGCCTCCGACTTCGGCGACACCGTCACCTTTTACGACGACTCGACGCCCGCCGGGGGCGGTTGGGCCGCCGTCTACTTCTTCGCCAAGAACTGGTACGGCGTCATCGACTCCGGGGTTGCGCTGACCGAGTTCGCTGGCCATGGGAACGGGTCGGCTCAAGCGCTTGCTGGCGATTCGGATCCGCCGGTCATGTTCACACCGTGGGCCACCGGGCCGACCCTGTTCCTCGCCATCCGAGCCGGTATCGGCGGATCGTCGGGGGGCGCGACCCAACAATCAGCGTCCGATGACATCGCCCCACCGGGGTTCGACTCGCTCGGCTCCCATTGGATCGATGGTGTCGCCAACGCCCAGGACGCAGGCCTCCAATGGGCGCGGCGGATCCGTACCGAGTCGATCGTGAACCCCCAGCATTTCGGGGGCGAGTTCACCGGTTACAACCTGGTCGAAACGGCGGTGATCGCGGTTCGTGGGTTCGCTGGCGACCCGCCACCGTCATCGGGTGGCCTGGCCGTCATTTCCGACAACACCCAATCCCAGCTCGACCGTGAAGCTGTGCTGTCACACCCGCACCCAGGGCGCCTCTTTGAGGATGAGGTAGCCGCTCTCGAATACAACGATTTCGTTTTGACCCGATTTGACCAGGACCGCCCCATTTTCGAGGTGTCGTTCACCGCCACCCGCGACGCGAAAGTCAGGGACATGGTGTTGGCCCGTGACCTGTCCGACCGGGTGCGGATCGACGCCGACGGAGCCAGCGGGTTCGGGTTCGACGCCGAGTTCTTTATCGAGGCCATCGGGTACTCCTGGCAAGAAGGCGGGACCATGCTTGAGGCGACGTTCCACTGCTCACCAGCGACCGACGGCGGGGGTGGTGCGGACTGATGACCTATGCTGGCGGCGTGTCTGCGCATCCACCGATCGAACGAATCTGGGCGTGCCCTCTGGGGTGCGGTGTCCGTAAGCGGACGATGGTCGGCGGGACGATCTCCGTCACCCATCAATGCAACCTGAAATCCGGGCTCGACGTCCCCCTACAACAGGCCAACCGGCACGGACTGATCGGCCGCGCCCACCACGTCATCCACATCCCCCGCGGCGACATGAGTAATGGTGATGTTGTGCAGGCCGGTGGGATGATGGCCGTCCAATCACACCGCCCGGACGGGTCGTACGACACCGTCGTTTTCGCACCACCAGCCCGAACAACCGCAGGAGGAAAGGACCTACATGGCTAGGAATCCAGGAAGGGACCTCGCCACGTTGCAACAGCAACGGGCCGGGCTCTACAACAAGTTGGAGCGCGACACCGCAGCGCTCGAAGAGACCGGTAAGGCGATCCTCGAACTCGACGACCGGATCGAAGCGTTCGACGGTGGCGATGTCGCGGTTGATGCCGAGGCGGCAACCGCTACAGCGAAAGCAGGTGACGAGTAATGGCCTGGACCAACTCCAAGGTGTTCGAGCAGGCCGCGTTGGCGTGGCTCGACCGGACCGCGAACATCGACATGGATGGCGACACGTTCAAAGCGGCGTTGTACGACAACACTCCGACGCCGAGCAACACCGTCTCCGCCGCTCTGTCGGCCTACAACGCCGGTACGTCCCAGTGGGTGGTCGCCAACGAGGTCGACGATACGACGGAGTGGGATGCTGGCGGTGAGCCGCTCGTTTCCAACGACGTCACCACCTCAGCGGGTGTCATCACCTGGGATGCCACCGACACCGCCTCCGGCGGATCGAGCGCAACCCTCGCCAACGTCTACGGCACCCTGGTGTATGACGACACGCTCACCACGCCGGTAGCGGATCAGGGGATTTGCTACAACTACTTCGGTGGCGCCAACTCGGTCACGAACGGCACCTTCACCATCCAATGGTCCGCTTCGGGGATCCTCAATATCAACGCTGCGTAGAGGGGCGGCGCGGTGCCTATCGCCGTCACAAACACAGCCCATTTCAACACCGGGGCGATCACCCACGGCCAACAGGTCAATGCATCGAACACGGGCATAGCCGGGGCTGGTCTCGAGGTCGGGGATCTCACCAGCCAGGCCGGTCAAACGTATTCGGTGGCCGACGCTGTGATCGAAGACATCCGGTTTACGTCACCGGTCACGATCCGCGCGTCGGGTATCACGATGAGCCGATGCCTGTTCGACTTCGCTGGCGGTGCGTCGACCAGCGCGCTCATCGTCGACGACGACGACTTTGTGGGGGAGGACCTGACGATCGCTCCGGGCTCGGGATCGTATTTCAATGGTGTCCTGGTCGCTGGTGGGGCGTTCGCTGCCGACGACATGACGCTCCGCCGTTGCGACATCTCGGCGTGCGAGAACCTGATCGGCCCCTATGGCGAGCGGGGGATCATCGAAACGAGCTATCTACACGGACCATCGAACGCTTCAAACCCTGGCGGCCACATCGACGGGCTCGAGTACTACGCCGGAGGCGGCCAGATCCTCCGACTGTGCCGGATCGAGGCGGGCACCCCGACCGACATCACCGCCGCAGTGAACATTGCCCCATGGTTTGGTGCAGCGTCGTGCGACGGGTTGCAGATCCTCGACAATTTCATCGACGGTGGCAACGCCCACATCCTCGTTGACATCCAATCGACGGGGACGATCAACGACCTTCAGGTGCTCCGTAACAAGTTCGGCGGTCACACCAACACCGGAGTGTTCGGCCGATACGCAGCCATCCAGAACGAGGATTCCCGAACGATCGATAACACCTATCAGGGCCCAGCGACGACGTCGATTCATTGGCCGTGGACAGGCGACGACGTCAACACCTGGG